GTAAGATTCCAAATAATTAAACGAGTGTTCATAAAGTCGCCTTCATAATCAACTTCAGGGCTTACTGAATTGAGAATAACAGGCATATCATACTTTTGATCCATTTGGCTAATGAAATCAATTGTTACTGTAAAATCTGGTGTAAAAAATGGCAGTATTTGTTCTAGTATCTGTGTACCATCTTCTGTGTTACGAACATAGATTGATAAGTTAAAATCAAAATTATATGGAACAGGTGCATACTGGCTTCTAAAAGAACCAGAACTAAACCCAAAGTTTTGTAGTGTAGATTGTTGTTTTCTTGTGGTGTCATATGTCATTCCAACCAAATCAAAACTCATGCGAGGTACAGTTGTTGCAATAGACTTTGTAAGATTTGGGTCAGACTGTAAACGAACTAAGTATTTTTCTTTTGCACCATATGATAAAGGTACTTTAGTAATTTCATATGCTGTTGACCCATCTTTTGAATAACGAGTCAAAAGAATATCATTAAACATAGAACCAAACGCAACAACAATTTTGCGAATCGTTCGGTTATAAAAGTGTGCATTACCTAACATTAAGCTTCACCAAATGGATTGTGTTCTGTAAAATCAATAATAGCATCTGATTCGGTTTCAATGCGATTATTATCTACAATATCTTCAAAGGCATTATCCATTGTTGAGGTGTCAGAAACAGTATTTAATCCCCAAGCCGCACTACTAGTTTTACCTCTTAATGTGCCAGTAGTAAATGTTCCTCTAACTCTATAAACATCAACGGAACTACCAGTTACATAGTTGTGAACAATAGCTTGTGCTGTTGCATTAGCATATGTGGCATCAGGACTTACAAATACAATCTCATCATTAACAAATGCACCTGAACCACCAGCGTTTAGTGTGAGGCGTGTGCGTGGGTATGCATCTCTGATTTGACCATCAATTTCAGCATTGCCTGTTTCAACAACTTCATTAGAAAATACAAACTGTTTTAATTTCAATGCATACACATAAACATTACCGCCACGACCACGACCTAATGTGTAATACATGGCCTGACCATTTTCATGCTCTACAAAGGTAATTTCAAAAAAGTTTTGTAACATAGGAATATAAATCAAATCGCCTTCATTTGGTCGAAGTTGATTTACAGTAAATGCAAACCTACGGCGAGAAACTAAAAGTGTTAAATCGTCTCGGATTTCAAGCCCAAATTTGGACATAAAATCACCTTCACCTTCCATACCAGTAACATCTTCAAGGTACATTTCAAGTGCAAAAGCCGAAGTATATGTTTTTAATGTATCTTCACCATACAATAAATCTACTGAATCACGAGAACTTCTTGGCATATAGTAAATGTCCATGCCATAGATTTGCATGGCCTCAATGACAAGGTCTTCCACCAGCAATTGCTCGCTGGTAATTTGATTTAATGGAAATGGATTAAAGTAAAAGTTGGTAGGCATTCATTATCAACCCATCATTATCTCGCCAGGCAATACATTGATAATTTGCATTTCTTCTTCAAGTTTTTCAATTTCTTCACGAGCTTCAGTCATAATGCGAACACCATCAAGTGTTACACCACCAGGCATTTGTATACCAGCGAATTTACTAAGATTATTACCCCATTGAAGTTTAATCAATGCAGTAGTATATTTCTTTAAGAATCTATCATTCCAAACATCTGAATATCCAGCAGCAGTCATTGTTGCACCAGCTTGTGTTGTTGTAAATGGGCCACGAACTGTGATAGATGTTGGTGAATTAATTTTATCAATCTGTAATGTTTCTGTACCAAAGGTAACAAAATCATTTTCTAACAATTGTTGGTCAAATATTGTACCTGTTCCAACTACTGTATTTGCATTAGCTGTTGTTGCACAAGTGCCAGTTAAAGTAATTGTTTGTGGGTTTAATGTGCGATAACATTCAATAACAACATATTGGCCAGGTTGAACATCTCTTGTCCAATCTATATCAAGGAATACTTTGTTTTGTTTGCGATTAAATCTAAATTGTGGTGTGCCGGAAAATAGCAGTTGTAAAGTTCTTATGTGTTGCATTGTAATTTCATAAGACACATAACTTACTGAGGTAAAGTCATAGAGGTCATTTAAGCGTAACTGATAACGCAAATCAAACATATTAATAGAAGCATTAGAATCATCAAACGGAAACACACCTGTTACAAATGTAACCGCATCTGGTGCATAAATCCAACGGCGATTAATATCTTCAGCCGTAAGTTGGTGCTTCATAAAGATTTTTTCAGTACCATCAAAATGATAATCTTCAAAGAAGCTAAAGGCCTCATCAATACGGTCATCTACTTGGTCATCATCCACGTTAATTTCAATGACAGGTTTACCAAGTTTTCTTAAACAGTATTCTTTTAGTTCAGCACGAGTTGATGGTTTAGACATGGTGTTTTATTTATCCTAGTGCGATTGAGAGAGCCAACACATCACCAATTGTAACTCCACCACTATTTGCTTGAGCAAAAGCACTATTAGCATATATGCCTGCTGAGTTAGCGGCAGCAAATGCAGATGTTATAGAAGTGTTTTGTGTTAGATTTACACCAGCAGAATTATTAGCAGTTGCAAATGCTGAATTGGCATAAGAACCGGCAGCTGCAGCACCTGAAGCTGAATTAGCAGCTGAAAATGCAGAGTTAGCATACGCAGCGGCAGAATTAGCGGTTGTAAATCCTGAATTAGCATAAGAAGCGGCTGAGTTTGCTACATTACTTGGCGTATTGGCAGTTATAAATGATGAGTTTGCATAAACACCAGCGGAATTGGCAGAAACAAATGCTGAGTTAGCGTAACTAGCAGCAGAATTTGCTACATTACTTGGTGTATTTGCTTGTAAGAAAGCAGCATTAGCTGCGGTAAATGCAGCTGTAATGCTAGCATTTTGTGTAGTATCAGTTGCTGTAGCTGCATTGGCAGCTGCAAAAGCACTATTAGCATAAGTGCCAGCATTTGTAATATTGGTATTTTGAGTTGTATCAATACCTAAACTATTGTTAGCAACTATAAAAGCAGAATTGGCATAACTAGCGGCACTATTCGCTACATGAGTTGGAGTATTAGCAACTAAGAAAGCCGCATTAGCATATGTTCCAGCATTTGTAATGTTGGTGTTTTGTGTTAAATCAACACCATTAATTAAATTTGCAGAAGCAAAAGCTGCATTAGCATAAGATTCTGCTGAATCAGCTGCAATGAATATTGCACCATTACCATTATTTGCTGCCCATTTACCAGAGGTTTCAATCCATAAAAACGAAGAATTTGGTTGAGCGCCACGGTCAACTTCAATACCAGCATTAACTGCTGGTTGTGCTGCTTGGTCGATTGCGGCATTAACTGTAATAATATTATCTGCAATTAAAACTGTTCTTGTATTGGTGTAAGTTGTATTACCAGTTACAGTTAAATTACCAGTTATTGAAATATCACCAGTAATTGAACCGCCAGTATTTGCATTTAATGAATTGTTTGCTCTTGTGTAAGCAGAATTGGCATATGTACCAGCATTTGTAATATTCGTATTCTGTGTTAAATCAATACCAAGGCTGTTGTTAGCAGCTATAAAAGCACTATTAGCGTAACTTGCGCTAGAATTAGCTACTGCAAATCCTGAATTAGCGTAACTAGCAGCACTATTTGCTACATGAGTTGGAGTATTGGCAGTTGTAAACGCTGAGTTGGCATATGTACCAGCATTTGTTATATTAGTGTTTTGTGTAGCATCAATACCCACACCGTTATTAGCTACAGCAAATGCAGAGTTAGCATAAGATGCAGCCGAGTTAGATACGGCAAAACCAGAATTAGCATAACTGGCCGCTGAATTGGCAACATGACTTGGGGTATTGGCAGCTAAGAAAGCAGTATTAGCATATGCTATAATTTCAATATCACCATCATAAACAGCATCAGCGTAGATACTACCTTTTACACCAACACCACCGGTAATTGTTACAGTACCAGTTGAGTTGGATGTAGCAGGTAAACCTGAAGTGCTTGAACTTCTTACATTAAAAACTTCTGTTGCACCATTAGAAACAACAAGGTTTGCACCAGCAATTACAAGATTACCAGAAATTGTTCCGCCAGTATTTGCATTGATACTATTATTGGCTCTAGTGAAAGCACCATTAGCGTATGATGCAGCTGAATTTGCTACATGACTTGGAGTATTAGCAACTAAGAAAGCGGAGTTAGCGTAAGTACCAGCATTTGTTATGTTGGTGTTTTGAGTTAGATTTACACCAGCAGAATTGTTTGCAGTTAAAAATGCTGAATTGGCATATAAAGATGCTGAGTTAGCAACGGCAAATCCACTATTTGCATAACTGGCTGCTGAATTGGCAACACCAAATGCAGAGTTACTATAAGAACCAGCAGCTGCAGAAGTGTTAGCAGTTGCAAAAGCAGAGTTAGCATATGACTGTGCCGAGTTAGCGGTGGCATATGCAGAGTTGGCATAAGAACCAGCAGTATTACTTGAATTTTCTCTAGCTAAAGCAAAGCCACCAGCAGTCGATCCATCATGGACAACTATTGTTTTCTTATCGGTATCTACGGTAATCTCAGCAGTAGCACCTGTAAATGTGCTGGTCTGTGCTGTATTACCTCGTCTAAATTGAACTTGTGTTGACATAATAGTTATTTATAGTTGTTCCAAATTAAGCTAAAGATCCGTAATCAATTGAATAGTAAGTTGGATCATTAACAAATCCATAATCCACGGTTAATCCTTGAAGGCCTGGAGTACCAGCAAAAGTGATTGTTTTAGTTGTAGCGTTTGCATAAACAACAGTACCGTTTTCACCCACAAAATTAACTTGAGCATTGGCCGTTGTGGCGTTAGCAAACGTATTGTTATTTGCGGTGTATATAATACCAAAACCAAAGTCTGTCGTGCCACCACCGCCAGTATTTGCTTGATTGAAAGCCGCATTTGCATGAATAAAGGCAGCATTAGCTTGGCCTCTTGCAAAAGTATCAGTTGTTCCAGCACTGCCAGCATTAGCGGTAAATTGTTTTGAACCATCTGCAAACTGAATAAAACCACCAGTATTAGCTACAAAGGTGTTTGCATATATTGTATTTGCGCCTGCAATTGTGCCGCCAGTTCCAGTACCAGTTGTGATACTGTTAACAGTTAGAGCCGCTGTAATTGCACTTAAATTGTTTGTAATGGAAATATTTGCAACAGATATATTTCCGGCACCTGTCATAGTCAGGTTGCCACTAATTGTTAAATTGCCTGTTATTGTTCCACCAGTATTTGCATTAATACTGTTATTTGCTCGAGTGAAAGCACCATTAGCATATGAGGCCGCACTATTAGCCACATTACTTGGAGTGTTAGCTGCAAGAAATGATGAATTGGCATAACTAGCGGCACTATTCGCTACATGAGTTGGAGTATTAGCAACTAAGAAAGCCGCATTAGCATATGCACCTAAATCTCTACCACTAACATTAAGAGTAGTAGATACATTTAATGAACCGGAAGTTTTGTCAAATGAAAGACCAGCATTTGCACCAAGAGTGCCACTATCATTGAATTGAATTTCCTTATTAAGACCTGCTGGTCCCAAATAAGGATAATGAGTGGTGACTACACCAGCGGGAGTGGAATAGAAAAACTTTCCATCACGACTGTTGATGGAAATTTCACCATTAGCTAGCGATGATGGAACATTGCCAGTTAATGTCGAGTGTTTAAGTTGTATTACTGTATTTGCCATTAAAATGTACCGCCAGCCTCAACCCTTACTTTATTGGTTTCAGTAGCAGAAATTTCAACAGGCTTTTCTTCAGTTTTTACAGTAGGTTTTTTAACAACTTTAGAGGCAATAGGAACTAATTTTTCTAATTCAAGAACACGAGATTTCATTTCTTGTATCTCTTTTTCTTTTGCTTCTAAGGTGTTTTTTATTTCACCAAGCTCTCTATCTTTTACTTCTAAACTACTTTTTGTTGTACCAAGTTCTCGCATGGTATCATTTAAAGCAGATTGAATTCTGGTTTTTTCTTGAACAATCGCATCATTATTTTCCGCTTGGATTTTATAATGTTGCGTTTGACCAATTTTTTCCAAAGCTTCTTGGTGTTTTACTGTAAGCTCATCAATTTTTGCCTGCATTTCTGCACGAACATTTGCTTCTTTTTCAAGCAATTTTAATCTTGCTTGCATCATAAAGTTCTGCTTAAGTATTACATCTAAATTCTCAAGCAGAACCTCTTGATACGCATTTGAAAACTCCACATTCATAATAACTCCTTTTCACGATAATAATTTAGAATGTTCCGCCTTGTAAATGAGAGAAGGTTGGAACACCAGAAGCATTAATTGTCAACACATGGCCTTCTGTTGCCGATGATGCCGTGCTAAATGCAGAAGTACCTTGACCTAACAAAACACCATTGTTTGTGAATGTACCAGCACCAGTACCGCCTCGTGCAACACCTAGTGTACCTGAAGTAATCGCAGCGGTATCAATTGCAATTGCAGTATTGTTTGCAGAACTAATACGACCATTTGCTTCAACTTTAAACGAAGCAACTGCCGATGCAGTACCGTGGTGAGCAGCAGTAATTGTTAAGTTGGTGAAATCGGTATTAGCAGCTGCAAATGCTGAGTTAGCATACACACCAGCCGATGTTGCTTTAACATCAGCAGTATTAGCAGATGAGAAAGCGGAGTTAGCATATACACCAGAACTATTTGCAGATGTGAAGGCAGAGTTGGCATATGAACCAGCCGATGTTGCTTTAGCGTCAGCTGTATTGGCAGCTGCAAAAGCGGAGTTGCCGTATACACCAGCTGAAGTGGCCTTAGTGTCTGCTGTGTTAGCTGCAAGGAATGCTGAATTGGCATAAACACCAGCAGATGTGCCAGTTGAACTAGCGGTATTAGCAGCTGCAAATGCAGAGTTACCATAGACACCTGCTGAGTTGGCAGTTGTAAATGCTGAATTTGCTTGTGTGAAGATTCTTGTTTGATTTGTTTCAACATCAATGCCGTTAATTGAAACTGCATATGAAGTTAAATTGGCAGTCAATGTGCCCGTGTTAGCAGCAGTTAATGATCCTGGAGCTAATACGTTTGAAGTTGGGTCAGTAGATAAATTTTGAAATAAGAAATAATTTGCACCAGCTTGTCTAACAAGACCAGTATACTTTACACCACTACCAGGATTATATGCACCGTAAATACCAATATCAACTGTATCACCAGCAGTATTGTTATTAGCAAGACGAATTAATGAATCTTGTGTGGTGATTGTTTGTGTATTAACATAAGTTGTATTACCTTGAACTGTTAAGTTACCAGTAATAACCAAGTCAGCGGTAATCGTACCGCCTGTGTTTGCATTGATACTGTTATTAGCACGAGTAAATGCAGAGTTAGCCGATGTGAAAGCTGCATTAGCATAACTAGCAGCTGAATTTGCAACATGAGTTGGAGTATTAGCAGTTAGAAATGCTGAGTTGGCATACGAACCAGCAGAAACGGCTTTAGCATCAGCAGTATTAGCAGTTGCAAATGCAGAATTACCATATACACCAGCTGAAACGGCTTTAGCATCAGCAGTATTAGCAGTTGTAAATGCCGAGTTACCATAAGATCCAGCTGAAACGGCTTTAGCATCTGCCGTATTAGCCGCAGTAAAGCCAGAGTTTGCATAAGCACCTGCCGAATTTGCAGTAGCAAATGCTGAGTTAGCATATGAACCTGCGGTAGCTGCACCAGCGTTATTATTAGAAGATGCAAAAGCCGAATTAGCATAAGAAGCCGCACTATTGGCAGTATCAAACGCTACGTTAGTTTTTGTGAATATTAGACCTTGTTGGTCTGTGAAAAATTTACCACCAATGGTGAGGACATTATTTGCTGTGTCACCAATGAATAATTTTTGTGATGTATTTGAATACGCCGCCTCACCAACATTAAGTGATACTGGTGCTGACGTTACGTCAGAAAATTTTAGTTGAATTACTGTATTTGCCATTTTTTAGTTATCCTCTATTGGGTAAGGCTCTTTATTCGCTATTTATGTTTTGCGGTAGTTAGAAACTACCACCTTTAATTGTTTGTATTCCTATTTCTCCAACATATCTGTAGCCTGTAACATAGACAACTTTAGCGGATGTTAGTGTGGCTGGAATTGTGCCACCAATGAAATTTAATACACCTGATTGATAATCAAAGAACCACTCACCTACACCACCAATACCAGAATCAAACATTTGTGTTCCAGTTGATACAGGATTTGCTGCTCCTGAAGTGTCAGCATAGACTGCCACAAAGTATGTTGAACCAAACTCTGGTGGAATCCAATCGGTTAGATTAGTTTTCCAAGTTGGAAAAACGCTACTGATAGCAGTTGATGTTGTGTCTGCGGTACATTGAACAGCCGAAGTTGTTTGGTATGCTTCAACAATACCAGTAACGGCCGCAGCAGTTCCAGGTATGCTTGATGCCTGTGTCCAAATTTTGTCACCACGATTAATTGCAGGACTAGCAATAGATTCATTACTTGCACCCTTATTAACAGGTGTGTCTGTCTTAGCAACACCAAAGAGCTTTTTGTATAGTAGGTCGACTTTTGCGGAATCTAAAATTGCCATTTAATTATTCGCTGTTTGTAATGAAAGTGCAGTAATAGTCTGACCAGCCAACAATTTAATTCTTACATAAACTTCATTACCTGTGGAATTAGATGTTGATACTGTACCGAATGTGCAAGTCTTTCTGTGTGTTGTAACTGCTGTATTTGCAGTAATTGTTCCACCCAAAGCACAACCATTGCTACCATTACCTGGAGCATTAGCACCTGGAATTCCAGAGCCTGCATATGCAGTAGTCATGGACAACCAGCCATTCAACGAAGAAGTGGAATCAATTACAGTTCCTGGTGCGGCTACCCAAACACCAGCAGTATTACCTGTAAATTGAATATCAAATTTGGACAAAGATGTTCTAACAAATTTGAATGTAAAATATTGTGGACCTGAGCGGCCTGAACTTAAATTTGGACCAACAGGCAAGTAACCTGTGGAGTAATTTGTTATATCATGTTTTAATGTAGCGGCAACTACTGTGGCATCATATGCTTCCAATGTACCAGAGGTCGAGTTAAATGCTGATGCACCATTCGCATATGCAGGATTATCCGTTGAACCAGGATTGACGATACGAAACGCCGCTGTTGATCCGGTACCAACTGTTGAGCCAAAGAATAGATTATCTTCACCGCCAATTACAGTATTGGAACTTGTATTGCCTGTTTTGTATTGAATAGTAACACCTGGAGTTACTGATAATGTGCCTGCGGTATAACTGTTTTGACCAGTTACAACAACGCCTGTAGCACTATTACTAAAACCTGAAACAATTGCTGATGTTAAGTTGACTGTTGCTTGACCACTTGAAACATAAAGATTTCTTACAAGTGGTGTTGTGATGCCTGCTTGTGCATACGTTACGCCAGCGTTGGCACCAAATGCACCACCAGCTGCAGAGGCAACAAATGTATCACTAGTTGGATACATATCGCCACTTAACTTAGAGATATTAAATCCAAGATTGAATAATGTGGCACTTGTATAGTGTGGAATTGTAGATGAGTTGGAGTATGCAGCTGAGTTAACTGTCAAACTTCCGTTATTAATAGTAACAGTACCTGGCGCACTATCATCATAATACCAGAATGGAGTATTGGTAGAAGAAGCGCCACTATGAGTAATGTATAATTCGTTCCAACCATTTGATACGGTGCCGTTGGCACTACAATCAAAACTTCTCCAGAAGCCTTGTGCAGTACCTACAATCTTAGAACCATAATCAACGCTATCAGAAATAACTAATGAGTGACCACCACTTGTGTATGTACCATTGGCACTTGAAGATGTAAATGTGTGAGCTACTGTATTTGCACCATTGACAAATAATGTTAATGTGCCACTATCACCCGGTCCTTGGTCAGGAATAGTTGGTGTAATTGAATATGTTGCGGCTCGTCTTGCATTGGTAACTGTTGTGCCAGCGGCAACACCACGACTGTTTGATGTTCTATCAGTCTGTGTAAAGTTTGTCATTCTGTAAGAAGTTACAGAAG